TGATAGGATCACATCCTTGACATTGATTAAAACCGAGGTATAATAAATTATGAATTTATTTTTAGTTAGGCACGGAGAATCAGAAGGGAATATTAACAAAGCCAAATATTTTGAAAAACTGGATTGCGATATTGAACTAACCGAGAAGGGTAAATCTGATGCTATAAAAGCTGCCAACAAAATAATGGATTTATCCGATATGTTGAGGGATAATAAAATCAATTATCCCTTGGAAAAGGAGACAATACAGTATAACGTGTTTTATAGCTCATATGAGAGAGCTAGACAAACAGCCAATATCATTTATGGTGGAATGACACAATATCGAGGATATAATGTTAATAAATTCATAGAAACTCCTTTATGTAGAGAACGTGAATGGGGTGGTCTTAGGGATATTGTTGGAATGGGTAAAAAGACTGAAGATCATTTTAATTTTTATTATACCCCAACCAGTGGGGAATCGTTCGCTGATTGTTTTCATAGAGTTGCAACGTTTCATCAGTGGCTTTTACAAACAAGTTCTTACGATAACAATATCGTGGTCGCTCATGGAGAATTCAACAAACTATATTTGATGTATTTGTTAAATTGGACATTTGAAGAATTCGACAAATGGAAAAATCCCAAAAACGGAGAAGTATTTCTCGTTCGGGATGGAGAGCTTAGTTCGTTGACACCGTTAACTGTAAATGATCGAAATAAATGAAATTTTACACAGGAATAGGTTCAAGATCTGTAGATGAAAAGATGGGGAACGAAATGAAAAGTATTGCAATGTCTTTGAATGATATGGGGTATATTTTACGTTCGGGAAACGCAGATGGAAGCGATCAATGGTTTGCTAAAGGTGTAAAAGATGATAAGGCCCAAATATGGCTACCTTGGAAAGAGTTTAACGTGTCCTTCCAAATACTACATTCTAACCATACATATAAGGTTATTATGGTTAATGATAGGGAAGCCTTCGAGTCTATAGATAAATTTCATCCGAATCCCAATAAATTGGGACAACAAGGAATCAAATTAATGGGTCGAAATTACAGACAAATAGTTGGTTTGAATGAACCCAATTCACAGTTTGTGATATGTTGGACACCTGATGGTGAAATGGTGGGGGGTACAGCCCAAGCATGGAGAATAGCTTTACATTATCATATTCCAGTGTATAATATGTTTAACATGACAAATAATGAGATTTTGAAGGAAATAGAAAAACTCAACTTATTACATTAATGGCATATTTACAAAAAATACCACTAAGAGGAGAATTTGCGGAACCATCCATGTTCTTTTTAAACGATCATGGTTTTAGAAATAGTGAGTCTTGTTCTCGTATGTCTGTGTGGGTCGGTAGGGGTATCCAACTCTTTATAGATCCAGAAACAGTTGTAACCGATTATCCGAAACTGTTTGACTTGATATATGATAGTGGGGTAGGCTATGGGAAATGGGTTGAGAAAAAGGGGCTGTTAAACGCTATGACAATGTTTATGCATAATTATTGGGCAAATAATCAAGATGAAAGTGATTACTAATAATTTATCGGATCGGCTTGAGGTGGTAAAATCAATTACTGATTATAACTTATCGGATCAATTATTAATACTAAAGGCTATATGTAACCAAATCTATATAGCCAGAAACATATCACTGAATAATGAAATAATCGAAGAGCAATTAAGAAGAATTGACTCGTTGTTTCGGGACAAGGATAACTTTAATTAAAACCGAAATACACTATCCCTATGATTTCAGCAAGGGGGATAATTTCCGTGGAGCCGCATAAGGGACGTATTGTTCTTGATGTGTCTGATGATTTTGTCCGACTATATTACTGGTTCATACAAAAACATTATTGGATTCGTATGAACACTCCTATGCACGGTGCTCATATTACGGTAGCAAACACTATTCATCATCCAAAGATTAATTGGAAAAAAGCCGTTTGGTATGATAAGAAAGAGGTGGAATTCACCTACAATCCTTACATAATCGAAGGTGGTTATCGTAAGGGATTCCTTATGTATTATATCAAGGTTTTTTCAAAGGATTTGGATGATATGAAAAGAAAGTTGGGTATTCAGGATGGTGAAAATTACCGTGGACTTCATATAACAGTATGCAATGGAAAATTTAATTCTGTTTATCCAGATTGGCCTAAAATGATAGAAGTGAAATGAAAGCAATAATAACAAAAGTAACAACCGTTGAATTCGATCTTGATGAAGAACGCAAGCGTGTTAAGAGATGCTTCAATAAGAAGAAGGAACGAGTTTATCGTGATGCCCTTTTGAATGTTATTGATGTCTTTGAAAAGGATGGATATACAGCCGCGTGTGATGTATACGATGATCTACCATATAATGAAATAGACGAATATCCTTTACAAGAATCTATGGGTAAATGGTGGTATCAGATAAACGGTTCTCAATTTTTTAAATATGAGGATAATATGAAACATGATTATAAATTAGAATTTAAAGATGAAAAAGACACAAAAGGAAAATAATAATCCCGAATATTGGACTTGTTATATTGGACCTATTGATAGGGACGAATTGGATGAAACACACCCAATGGGAGAGGGTCTTATTAGATCATGGGTTAAAGAAGCGTTCTATAAAGTTGCTGGTTATCATGCTGATACTTGTGGGTCTGGATGGGGATGTAAACCCGAATATCTTGATCATATGAGGTTTGGAAACAATACCGAAGAAATGAAACTGGCTTTGGTTAAATCTTATATTCACGAAGGGAAGAAAATGCCTAGATATATTAGAGCATGGTATCTCTTACTTAAAGAAGAAGGAAAGATTGATTAAAACCGAAATATAATTCACATATGAATAAGAAAATTGTTGAACTTTACGAAAATATCCACAAGTCCGTGGATAAGACTGTTATTATCGTCCGTGGTGTTAGTGGTGTTGGTAAGTCCACATTTGCTAATATCGTGGCGGAACCAAAGGTCATTTGCACCGCAGATGATTATTTTGAACAAGGGGGTGGATATAATTTCGATCCCACTAAACTTGGGGCTGCTCATAAGCAGTCAATGGACAAATTTGATAAGGCATTGGAGAATCCAAATATTGCAAATATTGTGGTCGCTAATACGAATATCAAACCCAGCGATTATAAGTATTATGAAGACAAAGCCAATGTGGTTGGGGCTAAAATTATTTATGTCGTCTTGGAAAAGAGACATAATAACCCCAATGTTCATTCGGTACCAGACCATGTTCTCCAGAGACAACATGAGACTTTGAGAAACAATCTTAAATTGATGTAATTATGTCTAAATTTAATCCTGCTTATAAACCAAGATGTAAATATCCTAAACCTCAAGAGTTTTTACCGGATAATAAACCCATAGAAGTTATTCAACTCGATGAGGGCAATTTTGACCCCGACGAGTATGATACATCCAAATATAGATATTATCTAGAATTTGATCACGATTATAGTGGTTGTTATTATCCCGGAGATGATCCATCGATTGTAGTTCAACTCAATGTATATCATAAGAAAAAAACTCCAAACCCCAACTACGGGAAAGAGTTGAAGGCTTATGAAGAGGCTAAGAAAGATACTCGGGAACAAGTTAAAGAATGGAATAAGTTGAAGAAGCAATATGACTTGAAACAAGAAGAAGATAAACGCGAAAGAGAGCTTAAACTATTAAATGAATTGAAGAAAAAGTATGAATAAACCGGAACCAATTGATATTCCATACTATGACTGGCTTGATTGTTGGGATTATCTTGTAGATAAATATGGATTTACGGATGATATAGATAAAAGTGAGTATCCAAAAGCTGCGAAAGAACATTTCTGTGTTTGGAACTGGATAATCGACACTCAAGGAGTTAGTAACGGAACACTGATAACATTTTCAAACTATCCATTACTGGTAGATGGTGGAGATGATTTCATGTGTCCTGAGTTCTTCAAGGATATTCTAATTGCAATTATAGATGAATTTGGAGTGGATAATCCGGGGTGTATTCTTCCCGGTTCTAAGCATTGTAACTTCCATGCTTGTTGGTAATTAAAACCTGAGTATAATCGGGTAGAGTCATTTAAATGACCATTTAAACCCGAACGCTGTCTTATATCTACCTCTCAACGCCGCAGAAATTGAAGAAGCTTTCGTCTTATCATTAAACAATGATAAGACAGCATCGGAGGTGGATTCCCATTCTTTTATAATATAATTAGTCTGAGGATCAATTTGGAGTATAGGCTTTTTAGATAAAACATTTGATATCCCCTGTTTCTCCAACGATAATTTTTTTCTAAACTCTTCTGTGTGTTTATACCCTTTAACTGGATGTGGTTCTGTTTTATACTTCTCTTTTAAAATATTACTAATTTTTTGTTTCTTTTCATCTGAACAGGGACCGTAAACTAATCCTTTATGAGAATTTGATATATTTGCGATTTGTGTGGGGGTTCTCTTTAAACCCGTTCTATTTTTGGAAGATTTCTGTATCTCTTCGGGAGATCTTTTAATACCCGTTAATGCTATAGATTTTTTCTTTTTTGCTTCGTCTGTCTGTTTACATCCACTATAATCAGATCCTTTTGGGCATATATTATATCCATTGGGATAGAGAGAGTTGTGGGATATGATTAACTTCTCTTCCAGATCAACTAAATCTTTTTTTGAAAAGTTATCTAAATACTCGACATAGATTCTGAAACTATCTATACCATATTTTTTAATTGCTTTATGAATAACCTGATCCCCGCCATAACAATGGATATAAATTCTTTTACCCACATTTAACGATTCTCCCACATAATACTTACCATTAATAATATTTCTAATAATATAAACACCTGAACGATTTTCAAATTTTTTATCTAATCTCATTACTATATTTAGTCTAGGCTCAACATTAAACCATGGATATTTTCAACATAAATTTAGATTCTGAAGAATTCTCATTCAAGGATGGTGTCATCGGTGGTGATGATTGTATTCTTATCACACCAAATAATATTAAGTGTAAATGGACGGAAGATACTCTACAATTTAGATCGATGATCGTTCGTAAATCTGATAATAAGATTATATCTAGGGGTTATAATAAGTTTTTCAATTGGGCGGAACAACCAGACATTAATAGGTTTCCCTCTGGTCCATTCGAAGTGATGGAGAAAATAGATGGTAGTTTGATTATTTGGGGGATACATAACGATGAACTTATTCATAGAACAAGAGGAACATTCAATCTTGAAGCAATGGATAATGGACATGAATTAAAATTTCTTATGAATAAGTATCCTCTATTGATATCGGCTATAAAAAATAATAGAGATTACAGTATTTTAACCGAATGGGAAACTAAAACTAATGTTATAGTTATCTCCCGTGTTCAATCACCTACATTAACATTAGTTGGAGCTATTCATAACGCTACCGGGAAATTGCTATCACAATCAGAGTTAGATTCTTTAGCTATAGCTTGGAACATTGAAAGACCAAATAGATATAGATATAATTCATTAATGGAGTGTATTGAGGATGTTATTACTTGGAACGGTTTGGAGGGTGTTGTTGTATATTCTGAGGATGGTCAAAATCTTCGAAAGCTGAAATCCGATTGGTATTGTTCGCTTCATGCAATGGCAACTGGTATTAAATCGGTTAAGAGTGTGTTAGATGTATTTATGGATTCTCCGAAATTTACAAAATCTGAGGAGTTTTATAATTACATCTCTCAAAATATGGATCATGAAATCGCGGAGAAGTGTAAGGACTACATCAAACAAATTTGTGATGCATATGCTCAGGTAACTCTTAACCAAATTGGTTTATATAAGTGG